CCCTGAACTAGCATGGTTCCAAACTAACGCTAGAAACAGAATACTAGAGTATTGGAAAAATAAAGCATATTTGTCTTAGTTTAGTAGGTTATGATATAATATATTTGTACCTGCCGATTGGGGGTACATTAACTTATTCGCTTGAAAGGGGAATAAAATGGTAGTAACACATGCAATGGATCTATTCAATGATCCTTTTTTTATTGGCTTTAACAGAGAGTTAGGCCGTTTGAATACAGCACATAAAACAAACTCACAGTCATATCCTCCATATGATCTTCTTAAATTAGATGAAGATACATATAGAATCTCTTTGGCTGTTGCTGGATTTTCCAGGGAAAATATTGATATCTCAGTAGACAATGGAACTCTTATTATTAAGGGTGAGATTGTAGAGGTAGTAGACGCTGAAGTGGTTCATAAGGGTATTGCTGGTCGTAAATTTGTACGATCATTTGCTCTTGGAGAATATATGGAAGTGACTGGTGCAGAAATGAAGGATGGTATGCTACATATTAATGTAGATCGTGTCATTCCTGAAGATAAAAAGCCAAAGACTATTGAAATCAAACTTGCTAAAAAGTAGTATATAGGCTATAATTATATAAGAGACCTAGGCATGTCTTTAAACTGCCCTTAAATATTAGGAGATAAAAAAAATGGCAGCAAAGGGTAGTCTAGAAGCAATCATTGAGGTTGCAAAAAAAGAGTTAGGAACCATTGAAGGTCCTAAAGATAACGAGACAAAGTATGGTAAATGGACTGGTGTTAATTTTCAGCCATGGTGCCAGTCATTTGTTTCTTGGTGTGGTTTTACGTCTGGATTAGATGCAAAGAAGTATCCAAAGTCTGCATCAACAGTAGCAGCAGCAGACTGGTTTAAGAAGGCTGATCGTTGGTCAGATGCTCGTAACGATGATCCAACACCAGGCGACTGGATTTATTTTGATTTCCCAGAAGATGGCGTAAATCGTATTTCACATGTTGGTCTTTGCATTAAGAACAATGGAGATGGAACTATTCAAGTTATTGAAGGAAACACTTCAGGAACTGCAAAGGGAGATCAGCGCAATGGAGGAATGTGCGTAGAGAAGACTCGTGCATATGTAAAGAATAATAAGGCCAAGTTAGTTAATGCTGTTGTTGGTTGGGGTCGTCCAGTTTATACTGGCGAAGAAAACCTTCCACTTCTTTCTAAGGTTGGCTCATCTGATGCTCCAGTTAAAACATCTGCTCCAGTCTCTTCAACACCTGCAGCACCTGCAGTTAAGAAAGAGTTTAAGCAGTTTAAAGAAGGAGCAAAGGGCTCATCTGTTAAAAAAATTCAAGAAGCACTTGGGTTAAAGGCTGATGGAGTTTTTGGTCCTGGAACATCTAAGGCAGTTAAAGATTTTCAATCTAAGTCTAAACTTCCAGCAACTGGAATTGTAGATTTAAAAACATATAAGGCTATTTTGAAGTAATGCCAGTATATGAATACAAATGCACAGGACAATGTTCTGAAATTGTAATCAAACAAAGATCTATTAAGGATAGCGATCCAGGGTATGAGTGTGAAACTTGCACTCTACCACTGGAACGTGTATACTCTAATGTAACAGCAGTATTCAACGGTAGTGGGTTTTATTCCACTGATAACAGAAAGTAGTAGTATAATGTTTACAATGATTAAAGATGAAGTAAAGCAAGAGTGGCAACTATCACCTCATGATCGTTGTGATAGATGCAGCGCTGAAGCGCTTGTAAAAGTTACTGGACTAAGCGGAGAATTATTGTTTTGCGGTCATCACTATAATAAAGTTATGGATAATCCTGAAGGATATAAAAAGATGGTTTCTTTTGCGATAACCGTTCTTGATGAAAGACATAAACTTATTGAAAATAAGTCAAAAGAGGAAGACTGCTAATGTATGAATATTATGTAAGAAAAGTAGAGAATGTAGTAGATGGAGATACCATCGATGTTCTTATTGATTTAGGGTTTGATATTTTGTTTCAGTCCCGTGTGAGACTGGCTGGTATTGATACCCCTGAGTCTCGTACAAAGGATCTTAAAGAGAAGGCTCTTGGACTTGAATCTAAAGAGTACTTGAAGAAGGCTCTAAAGGATGCTAAGTCTGTTGTTATTAAGACTGAAAAGATGGACTCATCTGAAAAGTATGGTCGCATTTTAGGCTGGGTATATATCAATGGAGACACAGTATCTCTTAACGACATGATGATTAATGATGGATATGCCTGGGGATATATGGGAGATACAAAAGTTAAAGACTTTGAAGCACTTAAAAAGGCTAGAGTAAAATCAGGTAAGTAATGGATGCAAAAAGTCAAGCACTTCTTGATCATTTAATTAATCAAGGTGCTATTCAAATATCAGACATTGATAGCAATGGAGAGATTGTTTATTCTATTACTGATAAATTGCAAGAAGTTCATCCCGAATTATATTTAGAACTTAGAGACGAGTTTGAACATAACATGTTTGAAATGATAAATCAAGGTCCAAAAATTATGACTTGGAGAATAAGAACTAAATGAAATCAATTCTTTATTTTACTGCAGATTGGTGTAACCCATGCAAGAAAACTAAGCCTATTGTTGAGCAGTTAAATACTGAGCAAATAATGGCAAAGTTTTTTATTATTGACGTAGACTCTGATATTGAAAGAACAAGAGACTTTGAGATTAGATCAGTTCCAACCTTTGTAGTCATAAAGGATAACAAAGAAATTCATCGTGTAACTGGAGCACAGACAAGGCAACAGTTGGAGGAGTTGATCAAGTATGACCAATAATGAAGATGAACTGATTAAAAACTTAATTCTTGAAGGTGCTTTAGAGGTTGCTGGAGTTGATAGTGAAAATGGTGAGTTGCTATATACCATAACCCCTAAAATGAAAGAGGTAATGCCAGACATGTATGAGGACCATCTAACCCAAGTTAATAAGGATATCTTAAACTTATGGGAAAAGGGGTATGTAAATGTTGATTTTTTAAGCCCAGACCCAATGGTAACGATATCAGAAAAAGGGCTGGATAAAAAAGAGATTAATAAACTATCTAAGCAAGAAATTTGGGCATTTGAAGAAATAAAAAGATTGCTCTTAGGGTAAAGTCTGATATAATCAGTATATGATAAAAGAAGGCGACTTTGTTATGGGCAGAACATCTGAGGGTGTTATGCATGGCGTTGTAGAGCACATTATGGTTGAGGGTGGAACATTAGGTACCCCTGGATCAGAGTATGCCCTTGAATCAATGCCACCAGAAAACCCAGCAATGTCTGTTAGAATTTATAAAGAAGAAAATGGCAAATGGGAACCAACTGCCTATAGTATTGGAATGATGTACAAGGATGCAACTGTTGCAGACATAAACAATCACAATATGGATTCAGAGGTTGCTATGGCAATGTATGATTCATCAATTGGAAAATCAGAAGATTACTATTCAGATGATGAAGAGATGGATAAGTGGAGCAATATTGAGAAAAAATGTTGGGTTGGATATACTCAACGTGGAATGAAAGACAAAGGCGGACGCATGGTTCCTAATTGCGTTCCAGTTGGAAAATCAGAAGAAATGGAAGACGAAATGGAAAAAGCAAAGAAGCCTAACTATGCAGATATGATTGAACCACGCAGAGGTGGATCAACACCTTCTAATCCACAACTTTATGCAAGAGTTGTACAAGCAGCAAAAGATAAGTTTGATGTTTATCCATCTGCAGTTGCAAATTCTTGGGTTGTTCAAGAATACAAGCGCCGTGGTGGAACCTATAAATCTGAAAAAGAATTAGGATCAGATAATTTCTGGAATGGATTTTTAAAATAATGCCAAAGAAAAAAGCACAATCATTTAATGCAACACAAATTAAAGACGGAAAGATTGTACGAATGAACAAAAACGGTACAGTCAAATCTATTCTTGGTCCATATGAAGTAAAGCATCTAAAGGAGAATAATAATGGCTGACAAAAATGGAGATGGAATTGTTTACCACTGCTCAGATTGTGGAGACGACAATGTAAGATGGTACGGAGCAGGTGGAGATTGGTCTGGTTCAACATGTGAGTCATGGGGACTTAGCGATAAAGCAATTAAGTACATTCATGATCATCCTGAAATAAACCATAGGGCTGAAGATATTTGGGCTATGCAGTGGGACGAAGAAGTTGTGCCAGTAATTATTGACTGGGGAAACAAGATAGATAGTGGACTTAAAGAAGGTTATGAAAAGGTAGAAGCAGGCGTAATTGATGCTTACAACTATGTAGATGCAAACGTTTGCAACCTAGCAGTAACAGCAGCAATCTCCGCAGGGGCTGTTGCTCTCTTTACACCAGCACAACCTCAAGGTGCTGCAACATCAACTACTTTATCTATTATGGCACAACCAGTTCTCTGGGCTACAGACAAAGCATTAAAGGTAGCCGTGGTAGCAGGAATGAGTACAGTCATAAAAGATGCGTTTTTACTAATACCAGAGGTTGCAAACAGTATTGATGAGACTCTGCTATACAATATAATTTCAAATTGTTTGGCTGTAAGCCTAGATTCAGCAGAACTTTGGGCAACACCAGCAGGTGTTGGTCTCGCAATCGCAGCGGCATTTGCACCTGTTATTGCAGATTTAATTTGCACAAAGACTTGCCCTGAAGGATTCACGAAAGCGTTTGCATAATAATGGCAGAGACATACTCACCTAATGCAGGCATGAAGGCTGCTGCTAGACGTGCTTTAAAATGGAAAGAAGATGGTAAGGCAACAGGTGCTGGTACTCCAGTAGGTTGGGGTAGAGCAACAGATATTATTAACGGTGCATCTATGTCTCTTGATACTGTTAAGAGAATGTACTCTTTCTTTTCTCGTCATGAAGTAGATAAAAAAGGTAAAGGGTTCTATGATGGTCCAGAGTTTCCTTCTAATGGAAGAATAATGTGGGACGCATGGGGCGGAGATGCAGGGTTTGCATGGAGCCGTGCTATTGTTGAAAGAGAAAAGAATAAAACAGAGAAGGTTTGGCAAGGAAGTCCATTTAGTTTAAGGGGTTAGTATGGTTGAAAACTTTAAAAAAGAAGAATTATTTGAAATTATTCAATTTTATAAAAAGAAAAGTTCTGACATAGAACTTTCTTATTTAGAATTGCAAATTACCAATAAGCAAGAATTAGAAAAACAAAAAATTTTTTATGAGGGTGAAATTGAAAATTGGAAAAATATTCTTAGTTCACAACATAAAGAAAATTTAGATAATTTTAAAAATAAAGTTGAATTATTAAGTACAGAACTGGAAAAGTTAAAGAAAAAAGCAAAAAAAACAAGTAATAGTTAGGAAAGTCTATGCTATATATTTTATGTTTTGTTTTGACATTGACAACTTTTTACGCTATACTTGTAATAATAAACAAAAAAAGAAAAAAATCTTTTAATAAGGTACTGTATCGTCAAAGCGATATGCATAACATACTAAAAGATTTTTTCTTTAAAGATATAGATAATGATAAAGTCTTTATGTCTCAATCTAAAATATGGAAAGAGAGGCAAACGACTAAGGTCGTTATACTAGATCAAAAAGCATATTGGATATCTAATAATATATTTTATGTTGGTGAAGCAGTTAATGGAAAAGTAAAGCCAGAGACTGGACAACCACTAGACACATCTAATATGTCAAAAAGAGAAATAGATAAGATGTTATTCATCCTGGATAACTTAAAGAATGGGAAAATAAATGATAGTGGCAGTGCAGGGAACCAATGAGTTTGATGATTACAATCTATTCCTTCGTGCTATAAGTGTTGCTTTATCTGGAATGAAAGAAGAAGAAAAAGATTTTATAATCTATTCTGTTGGTCCAACAAGAGTTAACTCTTTTGTTTCAGAGTTTTCAAACCTATCAGAGAGAGGAATGAAAGCCAGAGGTCGTAAGATAAAGTTTTATAAAGTTCCAGAAAATTGGTTATATGAAAATATGGAGCAAGTAAACTATTTTGCGTTTCTTAGTAAACCAAAAGAGTCAGTATCAAAACTAACAACTTTTGCAGAATCAAAAAATGTAGAAGTAGGAATATTCCGTTACTAATAGAAAGAAATATTATGATAATTAATTCATTAACACACATGGAAAAAATTGTTGCAAAACACAAAGAATTATCTTGGGTAGGATGGGAAGTTGTAGAACGCAAGCGATCAGATCTTGCAAGAACATCTCCAAGTGGTGTGCGTGTAAATAATGTGTGGTACATACAAAAAATCTTTAACCTTAATCGTAATGGTTGGGATATTCCAAACAAATATGGTCAGTAATGAAGCAGCATATATGGAAAGATAGTGCTGCATGCTTAGGGCTAGACACAAATATATTCTTTGATAAATATGAAGAAGATATTGATACTCGCCCAATAGTAGATTCAATATGTCAAAGGTGCCCAGTTTCAAAAACATGCTTTGCCGTTGGTGTTTCTGGCAAAGAGTATGGTGTTTGGGGTGGCGTTTTTCTTGAACTTGGTGGAATATCAAGAGAGTTCAACAGGCATAAATCAAAACAGGACTGGTCAAACACATGGCAAGCATTGACAATGGAAAAGTAATTGTATACTGATCAAATGCGTAGGGCTTTTCACTCTGTAATCCCTCCAAAAGGATTTACAATAGAGTTAATTGACAATGAACATTTTTTAACCATTAAACTAAACGAACATAAGTTTGCAAAAATGGTTCATGATGACAAAATACAGGCTCTTCAATATGTTCTAAATCTAAAAAAAGCGTTAGAGATGGAAGGCGCAATTGTTTTGGTTACAAGAGAGGCATTGCAGTGAGTATATTTATATCTATTGCTTCTTATCGTGATCCAGAACTACAATGGACAATAAAGAGCGCAATTGATAATGCAAACAATCCAGAAAATTTATATTTTGGTGTTGTATATCAGGGTCTTGAATCTGAATTGCCTGATTTATTATATGTAAAAAACCTATCTATAACTAAAATGCATCCAAAAGAAGCAAGAGGTGCTGGCTTTGCAAGATCAAAGGCAATGGAACTATACTCTGGCCAAGAACTTTTTTTACAGGTTGATTCTCATACAAGATTTCAACAGGGTTGGGATGATATTGCAATAGATCAACTAAGCAGGGCTAAAAATATTTCTGGTCATAACAAGGTAATGCTTTCATATTTCCCTGCACCTTTTGATCCTGAAAGAAATGGTGGTATGCACTTAATTAAAAATAATCCAAAGATCAAACCATATCCAACCAGACAAAAGTTATCACTAAACAAAAGAAAACAGTGGACAGCAGAAAGATTTGAATTTGAAAGCAAGACAAAAGAAAATCCAGAACTTTCTCAAACAGTTCTTGGAGGTTTTATATTTTCAGATGCATCAATCATAAATGAAGTTCCATATGACCCAGAAATTAGTTTCTTTGGTGAAGAGGTTTGTTTTGCAATGAGAGCCTGGACTAGGGGCTGGGATATATACTCCCCATCAAAAAACATAGTTTACCACTTTTATTCTCGTGGAGGATATGATAAGATATGGAAAGACAGAAACCTGCGTGGCATTTCTTGGAAAGAGTTAGAAGAAATATCATATAAGAAACAAAAAAGAGTTCTTTGTGGAGAAGAAATAGGTTTATTTGGTACTGGAGATGTACGCTCTATTCAAGAATATGAAGAATTTACTGGAATAAACTTTAAAGATTTTTACAGTTTGACAAACCTGTAATCAATTGGTACAATTAAGAAATACAAAGGAGTAAGATGAAAGATATTATTATTATTGTTTTAGCAACGCTTTCTGCTTGCTTTGCTATTTCCTATACACTTCTTTTTGTTAAGGTAATAAAATTAAAAAAGAGTTTATCTAAACTGTTTATTGAAAAAACTTTATTGCAGGAGTATGTTGAGTTAACTAAATCAATAGTAGACGAAAAACAGTTTGAAGACTCTGTTCATAAAGAAAACTTTATTAAGTTTCTTTCTGATTCTCGTGACTGGGCATACCAATATATTGAGGATGTTCAAGAAGGGTTATTAACTTTTGTTAATGGAATAGAGCCAGAGATTTCATACTTTGATGAGTATGGCCTTGTTGGAGATGCCTACCCACACTATCACTCTATGAAAAAAATATCACAAGAGTATAAAGAATTAAAAAAACTATTACCAGTAGAGGGTGAACAATGAGAGACATATTGCTTTCAGTATTAACAGGTTTTGGGTGTGGCTTAGTATTTGCTGCATTCAAATTGCCAGTACCAGCACCACCAGTTTTTGCGGGAGTCGCAGGAATTATTGGTCTATGGGCTGGATATGCTATACTAATTAAGGTTCTATCCTAGGAGGAAAAATGAACACAGAACAACTAAAGGCAGTACTTGCATCATATGGACGATCAGTCCTTGCATCAGGCCTTGCACTATACATGGCAGGCGTAACAGATCCAAAGGATCTATGGACTGCACTTGTAGCAGCAGTAGCGCCAGTGGCGATTAGAGCGATCAACCCTAACGATAAGGCTTTTGGTATCTTGCCAGATGCTAAAGAGGTAGAGAAGGCTCTGAAGGCTGCTAAGGCACCTGTAAAGAAGGTTGCTAAGAAGGCAGCACCAAAGAAGTAATATTTACTTACAGAATTGCCAGTCTAGAGATAGGCTGGCTTTTTTGTTTTATGAGTTAATTAAGTTTATGTATTTATCTCTTAATGACTCTGTTGAAAAATTAATAAACCCAAGATCAAATGCCTCTTGTTTAATTAAGTTATCTTTCTTTTCCATGTAGTCATCAAGTGTTCTTGCAAGGCTTTTTGCATCAACATTATAGACATCAATAATAGCCTTAGCCTTAAACTCATCAATCTTCTTTGCCTCTACTGTCCACTTATCTGGAAGTATGGCATTGTTTGGAGAAATGCGGGGCATAAAAACAGGTAGCCCACTAAGAAGAGCCTCATTCATAGGTAAACATAATCCAGCATACCTTCTAGGTAAAACCATTGCGTCATAGCCAGAGTATAAATCCTCTGGTTCTTTTGTTGTATTGGTCTGTATAGTTAATCTTTCATTAGCATTCTTAATACCTAAATCAGTTTGAGTTTTAATTACAACTTCGTAATCTCCTGTAGAATACTTAATCATCTCTATAACAGAATTAGTACCGTTTCTATCTTTAACTGCAGCCTTACCACCAATATGTAGTATACGGTTATGAAACTTTGATGTATTACTTTCTTTTGCATTCTTAAAGTTTTCATGGTTTGTTGGTGGTGGTAGATAAACAACCTTACATTTATCACCAAATTGTGCAACTATCTTTTCCATATTCCACAGGCTTGGTGCAACAAGAACATCTGGAAGTGACCACTCTGTATGTACAAGGTTTCCAAAGAACTCATAATTATATTGAAGTATTGTTTTAACTCCACGAGATCTTGCTATATCAATAAATCTTGGACTATAAAATGTTTCACAACTAATAACTACGTCAACATCTGTAATAAAGTTTGCTATCTCAGCAGTTGTTGGAAAGCCTTTTAGTGTAGCAGTATAGTTATATCCATCGTACCAATCAAAATGTTGTTTATTTTGATTAAAGAACCTTGAGTTAATAAGCATAACCTTATCAGGGTTTAACATATTAACCAATTCCCTGGTTTGATTACCAAGACCAGTGTCATCACATCTTGCAATTATTCCAATTCTCATTCAGAATACCCCCAAATAAGATCATCACTAGTGTACTTTCTTGTTCCTTGACGACCATCTAAGTGATATGATCTTTTTATACTTCCTTCTGGATGATATATCCACAACTTATGCTTATTCCATCCATCTTCAGAGAATACTCCATATGGAGAAATATCATCTTGAATTCTTCCATGCGTTGTATCTTCAATAAAAGCAAAATCTTCTACCTCTGCAAGAATAACCTTTCTATAGTATTCAACAGTGGAGAGGTGTGGTCTTTGGCTCCACTGAGATGTTTTCATAAATCCATCTTCTAATCCAAACATTAAGTGATTGTGTGGCTCAGGTATTGATGATTCAAAATGAAACCTTATTGTATTTGCTTTGCCATACTCAATCATATCTAAACACCTGTCCCAGTCAATCTCAACATCAGGTGTAAGTGGAGCATCTCCCTCAACATAAAGAAGGCAAGATGTATTGATAAGGTTAATAGTCTGTTTTAACATTGTGCTTTGATGACTATGCTTATCAAATATAATTGGCAAAACATTTTTATATTCGTGAAGACACTTCCATAAAATTCTATTTTTGTATTCATCGTAATCTTGTTTGCGATGCAACTGTTCTCTTCTTAATCCATCAATCTGCATTATGATTTCATTATTAGGAAAATGATGTCTAATAGAGTTAATGGTCTCATCTATCATTTCTGTACTTGGGTGCCCAGGAATTATTGATGTTGCAAGAATAATAGTTACATCTCTTTTATGCATTTATC